TTAGATTAGCCTCGATCAACGTTTGTGTTTCCCGATCGGCGTAGTCTTTATTTAACTTTGCCTTGTCGTGCTCGTACTTCGCGTCCAGCGCCAATGATTTATCCTGATTGATACCCTGCAGGTCAAGCAACTGGTTTAAATGGTCTTGCAACGCTGTTTTTTCAGAACCTTGCGCCGTTTTGATGCTTTTTCTTACTTTGGCGATATCCTCGCTTAATAAGTTTTGCTGTTTGGTATATGCTTGCCTTTCAACTTCGTGTTGTTGATCTAATGCCGCTATCTCACGCGATTGAACATCCCTAATATTGGCAATCTGTAGCTGCGTTAACTCATCCTGTCCTTTTTGAACAAGGTCAGCCTGTTTTTTAAAGTAATCGGTGACTAACTTCTCCTGGTTGGCTGCGTGTTCGTCTTTATCCGTTCCCCTCAAAGCGTTGGCAGATGCGATATTCTTGGTAAACTGCGCTTTAGCCTCGGGGGATTTGGTTTTGTTTCTAAGCTGCTCTTGTTTTTTAATGAAGTCCTGTAACTTAAAAAGCTTCTGCCGGTACTGCTCGTCGTTCATCGAAAGCTCTCGTGCAAAGCCTTCCATTTCGTCTTGCAACATCTTAGCAATCGCATTTCTGCGCTCGTTCTCTATTTCTTCACCGGCGCGTTTAGCTTCGATAAGGTCGTTCTTTGCTTTTTCGGCAGCGGCCTCTGCTTTTAAATCCGAAGCATCAAGCCTGTTTTGTGCGCGGTCGCGGACGGTTTCCATCTCGCGTTCTGTGGCAATCTGCTTTTGCTGGGCATCAACAATGGCTTTAATGTCATCGGCTCCGTTTACCAACCCCTTTTGCTTGTCCAATTGAATAGCATAGGCGACGCCCAATCTTCTTAAGTTATCAATCTCTTGCTGTGTAAACCTATTACTGTTAGTAGCGGTCCTTACAGCTAATTCATATTCCTTATCGGCTAATTCTTTATTCCCTTTATACTTATCAACCGATATTTTCTGAATTTCATTGAAATACGCTCGTTCCTGCTCGGGTGTGTTGCGCCTGTTACGCATTTTGAGCATCAAATCGGCTATTTGAGCGTCGGCTTTAGCATCATCAACCAGATCCTGCGCCTGGGAGCGGTTTAAATCCTGCATCGCCTCTTTTATGTTGGCAGCTTCCTGGGCCACTTTATGCATACTGGAAGCCCAATCGCCAAAGGTTTGATCCATATTATCTTCAGCAAGTGCCCGTAAAAGTCCTTTCAAATAAGCAAATCGCTGGCCTAGAGCATCCGCATTTGGTGTTAAATCAGCAAAATGCTTGGCTATAGCTATTATTAATACAGCAACAATCGCTAGACCGGATGCTAATGCACCCAATCCGGCTCCCAGACCTTCAACTCCACCGCCTGCTGCCTCTGCGCCGGTTGCAGCTTCACCCATACCTTCAGCGGCTCCCTTACTGCCGACTTTAACCGCATTGAACCCCTGTGCGGCAATTTTTAACGCTTCGGATGCCTCGTTGAAACCGGGGATTAACGATCCTAGCTTTGACCCAAGCCCGCTTAACGCGCTTTCATAGTTGCCGACATTACGCTGGTGGTTACCCATTTGCGCGTCGAACTTCTTAAGTTGGTTATTAAGTTGGTTATATTCCTGAATCTGTTTTTGGATGGCAGGGTTAGAACTATTAAACCCGTTTTCAGTGTTTTTAATAGCTTTACCTAACGCGGTAAGTTTCTGCTGTGCTTCTGCATAAGATCCGTTAGCGGCTTGTGTTGCTTGCTTTGAAGCTTTAAGTGCCTGGTTAGCCTCTAAAATAGCGGTACGCTTCTTTTGGTATTCAGTCCGCGCGGCCTGGGTTGCCACTTTTTCTTTAGCATACTCGGCGTTGGCATCTGCCATAGCGGCTTTAGCTGCGGAAACTTGTGCTTTGAGGTTTTTAAGTTCGTCGGCCGTCTTTTTTACGTCAACAGCCAATTGCTCCATTGCCGAGTTGGCCTCGCTATTAGCAAGGTCAATGGATACGAGTACTTTTTTTTCGATATTGTCACTCATTGTATTACGGAATTATTTCGTATATTTATTTCCGCAATCCTGAAAGAAACTTCCCCTAATAGCGTCTGGCCTGAGAAACTTGACGCTTTTTTATTTCTATTGCTTGTAGTAGGTATATGGGTGCCGATTGCACGTATCAGAGTTGGGCATTACATATTTTTCATGAATGCCATTGTACCAAATCTCTTTAATGCATAGGGTCGGCACAATAACCTTATCTTTTCCGATGTGACCAGATATACCAAGCCAATACACTTTGTTCTTTATAGGCCCGTACTTGGCCGCTAGTAATCTGACCTGAGTTTCCAGTGCAAGCCATGTAATTCTATTGCAGTTCGGGCGTTGCGGAAAGGTGTTTACAAAATCGAATGAGTTGTATTCGTCTGTAGCGTTTCCATTTTCATCGCTGGCATCGCAATTATGCCCGATGTCATATCCCGAATGAGCGTAGTCTTTCGTTTGGTTTATACGGCCACCTGTAGAATGAAACCCCGTTGCTCTGTCTGCCACTTTAGAATGCGGTGTTTCAACCCAAATCACACTATCGGGTATAAGGGTGTCGGGATTATAATAGCTTATATAGCCCGGATATTTAACTACCTGTTGCTGTGAAAACGCTGAACTACAGCCCCCAATCAGCGTAATGATTATATAAACGATCTTTTTCATTATCTCCACTTTGGTGATTCAAATAACTTTGTTTTCCTTCCGTTCCAGTTTTTACCCATATCATTATGCCCTAAAGCCTCGCTATCTAAGTGAATAGCTATGATCTCAGGTAAGAAACCACGTTTACTTCTCGGCCAGTTCTTTGCATGTAATACATCCGACCTGTCAATATCACCGTGTTTAGCGGGATATTCTTTAACATTTGAGGTGTTCGGGTGCCATAGCTGAAAGAATCCGATAGGCAGGTAACCATCTGACTTGTACGCCGCGATTCTTACGCCCAACGGGAAAATGTCGGGGTAAATGAATACATGTCCCTGGTGCGTGTGTTTAGGCTGCTCAATAAACTCCGTCCATGCCTTGTGATCTGGACACATCATACGGTCAATGCCGTAAATTGAATCTTCGTCTAAGTTCAGATTGTCTAATATGGTTCTCGTTAATGGTGGCAACCATATATCAGCGTCCAAATGAACCACCCATGCATCTTTATCTAAAGCCTTTAACCCTTCGTTAATGCCGGCGGCTTTATTGATCGTAAATCCATCTTCATAAAACACATCGGTCTGGATGCACTGGACGTTATAAAACTCGCATAGACTGTGTGTCTTTTCGTCTTTGGTGTCCGTTACGACCACGTATCTATCGAAAAACTGCTTGTTATGTGGTAAAGTAACGGCTAAGAAGTCGGAATAATTTACACATACGGTAACAGCCTCCAGCTTAAATTTGTGGTGATGCTTATGGTTTGATGGGTGCGGCTCGCGGTACATTTGTTAAATTAATAGGGGTGATTGGGGTATTATTTTACTTTTCTTTTTAGCTTATCAATAGATATGTATTTAGGTGACCTCTCGTCAAAAACTAATATTGTGTCGCCGTTATAATTTTGAACAATCGGCAACTGAGTTATTTTATAACTTTTAGCCTTAGTAACTTTATTGGCTTGTTTAATCCATTTAGCAAAGTGGTAAACACCTACACCAATGATCAAAGTCCAGCAAACGCAATCGACTGCCAGAAATACATTTTTTACCGTTTCCATTTTAAATTGTTTAAATTCTGTGATAGGACTACAAATACAAGAATGAGCGAACCCGCCCCGGAAATACACTTTGCAACAAACTGGCAACTTACTTCATTGCTTCCCTGCGGAATATCATGTCCGAAGTACCAATAAGAGACATAAGCAAACAGGCAACCGCCCATTATCAGTATCATTGCCACGCATAAAAGAAAGAAGTGTTTCATATCTCGTCGTTAAAAGCAAGTTCTTTGTTTGGTATGATTTCCAACACTGGTGTATTTTCGACCACCTTTAGTTCTGCCGTCATCAGTAAGTATATTGTGCCGTTGGTGTTGCGGTAATAGTACTCCGTGTAATTCTTTTTGTGTGGCAGGTTAACGGGCTTAATCTTGGAATAATCCATTACCTTTTTATACTTGATGCAGTAACGGATAAACACAGCGTCGAGCTTTTCCCGTTCTTTAGCAACCACCTGGTTTATTAATTGCTCATAGGCCTTGTCCAAAGATTCAACTTCGTTCAATACTTCTTCCGGTTGTTTTTCGCTTAATTTCATAATGTTAAGTAGCCCCGGTTAAGGGGCTGTTAGTTATGCTTGTTTAATAGGGAATTCTCCAATATCACCGACTTTTAAACCGCTTTCAGGGTTGGCGTCGATATCTTCCTGTGTTGCCGCGCGTTCTTCCAGCCCTGCCTCTCTTAACCGCTTTGCTTTGGCTTTCCAGTGTTCTTTTGCTTCGGGCGTGTCATTTGCTGTGTCGGTTTCTGTATCAGTTTGATCGCCCGCATTTTCTTCGTTTTTGGTGGCGTCTGCTGGGTTTTCGGTACTGGAATCGTCCGTTTTTGCCTCTTTTTGATCAGGGGTTTGTTCGGTGCTTAAAAATGGGGCTAACGCCTGTACTTTATTCAAAAGTTTCGGATTAGACTGTTCTGTAACCGGGCCTATGTAGTTTACCAAAGCGGTATAGTACTCATTGGGTGTGCTTTCGGTAGTGATACTTAAAACATCCATCAACTGCTTTTCTTCATCCTCTGTAAGATATTCAGATTCGATGGTGTCATCTTCCTGATCTTCATCAGATCCCGGCTCACCCGGATAAATAATTTCCTCGTCACCGCCATTATGTGATGCTTCACGGATAAGCGGGGCAAACTCTTGTGCCTCCGCTTTTGAAAGGACAAACCCGCTCTTTTTCAGGTCTGCCAGTGTTATGTATTTTGCTTCCATGATTAAAATCCGTTTCTAAAGTTTCCGGCCATGTGTTCGTTATCGAAGGCGTCCGATTTCATTTCGACAATCGGGCGCGGGTGGTAGATAGCACTTAACCTCGCGTGGCTTTCAATCAGCTTTTGATCGTTTGCCAAAATGGTTTCCTGCTCTTTGCGAAGTTCCCGCAGTTGTGCCGTTGCTTGCTGTGCCGTTTTAAGGTCAATCTGCTGCTGTGTGACTGCTTCGTATTGCGCGGCGTTCCAGGCATTCAATTCATAATCAAATTCAGCCTGTGTTAGCTTTCCGCTTTGTAAATGGATAGCTATTCGTTTAGCGAACTCCAGTCCGCCGTCACGGTAGTCAATAGTGTTTGTTTTTGCCATGATTGTTTATTTATTAGTTGATTTCTTTGCGGTATCAGCCTGCCATTTAAGTTTATCCTTTGCAAGCAAGCTGTCTAACTGCCCTTTCAGGTAGGATGAGATGGTAAAATAATTCTTAGTGATTTCAGTTGCTTGCTTTGCGCTGATACGGTCGCTGTTGCCGATTGCTTCCGGGCCGTTCTGCGTATAGATAACCCAATCGTTTAACTGTTGGATGCTTATTCCTTTCAGGATAACATCGTGCTTTGAGGCTAAATCCGGTTGATATACTGGCGCTGGTTTGACTTTGGTTGTGTCAGGTTTGGTTTGCCCCTGTGCGGAGAATACGGTGGTAATCGCCGCAAAAATAATGAGAATCGTTTTTTTCATATTTGCTTGTTAGTGTTTATATAGTTTTCAATTCTTAACAGTTTTATGCTATAAAGCATTTTATCATAATCCGGCAATTGACGGTAAATATCATAATGACTATGAAGCATTCTAACCCTAAACCTGTACACTAACTCATTCCTGATTATAAAATAAATCGCGGCTATTAAAGCCAAAAACAATATTCCAAGCAATACAAAAAGGAAGACAGTTAGTAAGTTCATAATATTTGTTTGTTTTTAGTTGTTTCTACTGTGTCTGTACGTTGATTTCCGGCAACCCAATTGTTAAACTCACGCTGTAAGCATCCAAATAGGTTTCCCTTTCGTTAAATGTCCCGCTCGCAACACTAACCGTTTGCCATGTTGGTGGCATTACTCCCGGTTCAGATGTTAAAATCTGCACTTTGGGGCTGTATTTAATCGACTGCAGTCCTTTAATATCATCGACTGATACGTTTTCAGCCCACACGGTAACCTTTTCTCCCGCGTTCTTGCTAATCACGTCAACGATAGTGTCCTCATTCTGCCAGTCAACCACGAATCTTTTTATCGTAACAGGTTCGGCAACGTCAAGGGAAACAAGTTGGTTATATACGAAGCGATAGTATTCCCATGACCCGCTTAATCCAATCCATCGCAGATAAACCGGCCTGTCGGGGGTGTTCTGATCGATACGGCAAGTGATCGGCTGAGTGAGGTTATAAGTTGTCCCGCCCGCCGTGTACTTAATCTGTACAATGAAGTAATAACACAGCGCGGGAATGTCAAAGTTTATCAGTAGCCTGTTTAACCCAACGTGTTCAACGATCGGCTGGCTTACCAAAGCAGATGAAGCGATAATAAATTTGCTTGCATCCTGGTTGAGTGAATAGCTGCCGTCCTCGTTTAAAAGAAAGCCATTAGCAACGCTCTGATCGGTTAGCGGGTTCATGTTAATGTCAAGTAGCGTCACGTTGTAGAACGGCGCCAAACCAACCATATACTCAGAGAAAATGAATCCTATGTCAAAAGGGAACCCGCCGTTGTAAACGGGCATCTTAAAATCTGTCATCCATTTGGCGGGCTGAAATCCTAAAGGGTAGGGGACATACTCTGCGAGGTTACCGCCGTACTTTGTACCCAGTTGTTTAGCTGAGAACACCACGTAATAAGGACGTGTTACCGTTGTCCAGCTTATTAATCCATCCGTCCACACCTCGGCATACTTAAGCGTGTATGACGCCGACAACTGCATGTCCCGGCAATTGACTAAAGTATAATTCGAAAGGTCTTTAGCAACGAGCAGTGTTTGCAGCAAGGTGCTTAGATCGGCCTCAATATATCCCGTGCTGTTCGGACTGAAGTTCATTTGTGACGTGGTGAACTTCCCCGTAATCGGGTCAACATACGCTAATACAGTCTGTACTTGATAATATGGCTTTATCGAGTTTATATTGATAAATCCTGTCGTATCGTTTGCGGTGTACGTGCCGTCCAGTGTAAGCGTTCCTGCTGTTTTTGCCAGCACTTCAAATGTTCCCTCATATAGTGCCGTTTTGATGTAAACAAAGTCTCCTGCGGCCTCTGTGGTGGTAAAATTACCCAACTGTCCCGATACGGTGACGGTGGTTCTTGGCGTTACGGGCGTTAGGTCAGCGTTAACAGCCACTACAATACTGGTGCCGGGGCCAGAGGTGATACCGGTTATCTCGAAATCTTTTCTTTGAAACCTGAACCATATCGGATTAAATGCCGCGTTCCATTGGCTTATATTGCCGTTCCCGAGGTTGACGCCGGGATCTTGTGCAAGAACATTCCCCACAAACCCTACCGTGTAAGGACCTGAAACTAAACCTCCGTTCGCGTCTTTAGCATAACCTGTTCCTGCGCCGCCCGGTTGTCCGTTGAATATCGGGCTTGTCTGCCAGGTAGCATTGTCTAATGAGTATTGTATTGGGCCGTAAGACGAGGTAGCAATAATTTCAACCGTTCCATCCCCCGCACCAATGGCACTTTCAGGCGTGGAGTCGATCGCAACTAAAACAAGGTCGTCTGTTGACGGCGTTGGTGTTCCGCCCCCGCTTGGCATTACCGCTGAAACGACGGTGAAATTGGTAAAGAAATAACTTGACGGGTTGGTATCGCTTAACTCTCCGGTGTAAACGGGGTAAGTTGTCCCTAATACACTCGACTGGATGTTGTTCGTTACCGTCCCGTTTATGTTCTGGTCATACGTTACAATAATACCGTTTCCGTTAGCGGGTAGTCCTGTTGCTGAATCATAGATAACAATGGACATTTGCCCGAAGGTTTGAGTACCTACGACACCACCGGATGTACGTTCTATTTGTGCGTATAATGACATTTTAAACTAGTTCTAACTGACTGAATATATCAGATACCTGCTGGGCTATGTTGTTGCCTATTTCATTAATAGCGGGGTTTAATCGCCTTGAAATATTATCTTCTGATGTTGGCTCGCTAATTACCCCTTCTATTCCCGCGTATCCTTCCTTGTCTATTTTATTTTTGATTGCCCATGCAGCTTTTTGATCTATTCCCTTTGCGTCACACCATGCTTTTATTCGTTCAATCATTGGCGGATCGCCGGGAATAGCATCTGGTGACGTTGGCCCACGTCCATCTTCTAAAATATTTACATAACCTGCCGCTAAAAGCTGAACTGCTGTTTCTGTGGTTACCACCTCAAAACTTTTGACTGTCTCTCCGGTAGCATACCGACCATTTGCCTGTAATGAGTTAGTCGTATCGATTAATATCAATCCAACGGCATCAGCAATGATTTGAATAGGGTCTTGCATTACGGCAATGGTATATTTTGATTATTCATTGTTCCTACGGTCAGGGCTAAACTTATTCCTGTTGAGTTTGCCTGAAACTTATTATAAACTGGCAATGCTTTTCGTCCTTCGCCTTCGTGAATTTTAAAGTAGCGTGAGGCGTATTGTGTTTCCCGGTAGTTTTCCATCTTGACTAGGAACTCATTACACATCTGGTTTGCCATATCAATGTACGTCTCGTTGTCGCTTGTGTACTGATCGAACTCTGTTTTAAACAGGAACTCCATGTAAATAGAGAACTTATCGCTCACAGCATTACTCAGGGTTGTTGACTTGTCGATAGGCTTAAGTGTGTAAAGCATTACCAAAGGAAACTGGTTGTTGTCGGCGAAGTTGTTTAACTCGTTAGCCGTTCCATACAAAAAGCCGGGCTGGTTAAACCCCGGCGGCGCGGTAAGTGTTTTTACAATGGCTTCGAGCTGGTTTCTGATCATCTCTTATTTAACAATGATATCCATAGTAAAAACTTGATTAATAACCCGTTAAAAGCCTTGTTGAAATTGCTTACGCGAATTTATGAATTATACTCTGAATATTCCTAATAAAAATGAATTATATTCTGAAAATTATTAAGTTAGTTCGCTGAAAATTCTTTGTGCTTATAAATAATTCGGTATCCGTCCCACGTTGTTTTATTCCATACGTTAACAGCACAGCAAAACCTCAAAGGCTTGCTCCGGGCTGATCGGTATAGTTCAATAGTGGTCATGTTATAGCTTTACTTATTTTAGTTCGCTGTCAAGGTATTGCTTGACTTTAATATGCTGGTATGAATTCCCTAACAGTAGGTTTCGGCCAAACTTGTATTATATAAGCGATCGGCAAAACCAATAAATCGTTATTATTATTATACACTCTGTAAGCGTAACTTAGATTTCTTTTCTCTCCGTTCCACAACTCAATCCAATCTCTAACATGATCGCGGGTGATTACCTGATCACTACATGTTAATTCAGGGGTTGCGCTTTCTTCCATCTTACTTCTGATTTTCTTTCAAACTTAATTCCTGGTACTTCTTATTGAATGCCGCCTCAACCTTGTTCATTCGCATCTTAATAAAAAACTCATCGTAGGGCAGGTTCATTATTGCCCGCCATTTTAATACGTCTCCGCCGGCGAGGCTGTTTACCGAGTTGTAGAACCCGAATTCCGCAAATTTCGTAATACCCGCTCTCTTTTCAATCTCAGTCGGAACGCTACCCAAAAGCTCATTTTCTGTTGAAGCAAATTTGGAAATTGTAAAAAAAAATGACGCCCAACCGGCAGTGCCTCCTGCACTGAAAGTTTTAGCACTTCACTTTTGAATTCTTCTGCCTTTTGTTCAACGTAGGGTAGTCCTGTTGCCCTGCAATAAAAATAATGAGCCAGCACCGTAGCAATCGCATCCAATGACGGCTGAAAATTAGCTTTCCAGTTGTCTTCACCGAAAGCTTCTATGTGTTTATTGATCTCGTCCGCGATAATGTCACGTGAGGCCAGAAACGCGCCAGCTGGTTCAACTGATAGATTGGTTGATACCTTGACCCTGTTTTCTTTTTTAAACCGGATGCCAAAGCGTTTAACGTACTTAAACCCGAAGCTTACATACTCCGGCACTTTGTCGCCCTGATAACAATAGGTGATCTGGTGGGATAAGGAAAGAATCCGGTTCGTGAACTTATCCAATTCCAACTGTGAGATGTTAGCTAAGTCATCTTCCGGCACTCCTGAAAGTATGGCAAGCGGTTTTAGGTCGGATGCGTTTTCCAGTGATTGAATCTCGATCAGCTGCCCAACGGTTAACTCATTGAGGTTTTCCGGTATCGTTACTTTTAGCTTTCCGGTTAGGGTGCGCAGTGTTTCAGTGTGCATAAGTGAATACAGGATTTGAGTTTTGTTATCAGTCTTTCTATATCTTCATTATCATAAACCGCAAAAAGCTGATCTTCATGAAATAAACCGTCTCTTTGAGTAGCTTCCTGATCAAAACGAAATTCCGGCGTTGTTTCGTGATCCCATTCACAACACCCAAAACCTTCAATAAATCCGTATGGATAATCTACCACCCAATCATTATTCCAAGTTCCCGGTTCATTAACTTTTATTTCAAGTTCGCCAAACCAATCAGGTTCGTACTTATGATATAAAGTATTGGCCGGTAATTGAAGAAACGTTTCCCTGTTGACTATTTTCATGTAACTAATTGATTAACGCTAATTTAAGTATAATATACTATTTAACAAAGTCAAAATCTGTTTTTATTCTTTGGTTGCCCGTGTAGGGTAAGCTGGTTTTTGCTTTGCCAACGTTAGCTATTTTAAGCTTATTCAGAGCCACGTATCGTAACGGGTCAATTAGGTGGTTGTAAGCATCAATAGGCTTGTTCAACGTCTCTCCCGATCTGTTTTTATCCCAACAATACGACCGTAATTCTTTTATTAGATTAGTGCTGCGTTTCGTTACGTGCATCTTGTAACGCTGCAGGATATCTAACCCGTTTGTTATACTATCCTTGCCTTTCATTGACGGCTCAATGTTCCATCCAAGCCGGGAAAGTTCTTCTATACTTTTTGGTTCGGCGCTATCTGCAACGATTGACCTGTTTTTGATAATCCCCGCACTAATCATTTTGGCTGAAATATCAGCATTGGTCAACCCGGTTTCGTAGATTAATTCATTTATCCAAAGCTCGCCGTTGTGTTTGTAGACTTCAACTAAACCTGTTTCGTCGTTTGTAAAACCAAAGTCAAGGCCATAAGCGATAAACTTGGCATCTACAGGTATCTGATCGCACAGTTCCCAATTGGAAAGAATAACACCTTGAAGTGATCCCAACAATCCCAGACCGTAAACCTTCCACCAATTTGCCCAATAATCGGACGTTTCTGCTTTATCCCTGGCTTTCTCGATCTCCTTTACGATAGATTCAGCTAACGCCTCGTTATCTTTGTAGGTTAACGTACACCATTCACAATCTTCATCGGCCGTAAGCTCTGTATAGGCCCAGAATTCATTCGATGGGTTAAAGTCCAACCATATTTCACGGTCGGTACGGATGGCTAACTGATGATAGGTGTCAAACTGGATATTATTACACTCGTTGATGTAGAGGATATTCCTTCGCGGGCCGCGCACCTTTTCTTCCTGGTCGGCGCTAAAGAACTCGATATAACTATGATTAGCAAATGTATATGTAAGCAGGGTTTTATTGTAATGCTTGTCGATATATCGCCCTGTGGCTTTCATGATCTTTAGAAAGTCCTTCAGTGCGCCCTTTCGCAGATGTGGAACTGATTCAGAAACTACCGATATTTCGGTTAATGGATTATTTATAGCCTTATCAATTAAGATCGGAAGTATACCATATGTTTTGCCCGCACTGGTTCCACCTGGTATTACTTTGATGCGCTTTTTTAGCTTCTGCATCTTTTGTATACCAGTAGTGTAGGTAAAACCTTCAATCTTCTGAATCTTCTTTTCCAAAGAGCGGTTGTTCTATTTTAACGTTGGTATCAACTTGGGAATTTTCCTTTAATCCCAATTCGCGGGCTATAAAGTTGTCTTTTAAGATGCCAATTGCGGCAAGTTCAAACTTCTGCTGATATATCGTATCCTCTATATCTTGTATGATAGTAGAGAAATCATTTGAACAAACCTCTTTGAATTGCCGAAAATAGGCTGTATTACAGCGTAAATAAAGACATAAGCCTTGCATTGTGAACGGTCGTTGAATCTTTTGCTTACCACCAAATGAACGGGTATCTGTTATAGGATTATCTTCGCACCATTGGAAATATTCACAGGCGGCCTTCCAAAGTAGTTCAGGTGTGGCAAAGAGTTTATCCCTTCCATGCTTTGATCGTAGCTTCCAAAATTGATTCCCCGCGGGCGCTCCCATAATGAGTAAAATTACCAAATATTATTTACACTCCCAAAATGATTTTTATTTATGAATTTTATTCGGAATTTTATTTTTCCTTTTCGGGTGGTTTAACTTCGACAAAGTAATCGCATTTCTTTTCCCCTTTCGGCGGCGCGAAGTCTGCGTAACTCTGATAAAGCCCTGGAGTAGCTTTGTATCTAAAGCAATCTTCTTTTGAAGGGCATGAATGATTACTACACATTGATATGTCTGGCATGGCTTTAAAGGTTTTACTTTATCAAAATATAAAATATCTCGCCGTCGGTCTTGCCCGTTTTGAATACTCCACTTTGCACCGCCATTTCGCAGAGCGTCCGCGCCTTTATCCTGGTTAATCCGAATACCCGGCAAATATCATCCACTGTTATGAACTCAGGGTTTAGCTCTTTTATTTTATCGAAGGCATTCATAGGTTTACTGTTAGTTCTGATCCGGTTAATGCGAAGTAGAGGTTTTGTAGTTGGTGAAGGTATTTAATACTTACTCCGAATCGCTCTGTGCCGTAAAGTAGTCGCAAATCATCGATGCCAGATTGTTCCTCAAGTTGAAAGTCAAATCCATTCTTTTGAAATTTACTTCGATATTCAAGATATTCAAACCCTGCCTTCTCCATTATATCAAGGGTTAAATGGATTGGTTGTAATTCATTGCATTCAGTTTCAGGGTCCCAAAAGTCAGGCTGGGTGAGTAGCACTACATTGCCGCCTACCTGAGCTATTATTGATTTCCTTCCCTGATGGTTAAGCACAAAGTTTCCAATTCTCAACTCGTTTTGACTTATCATTCCTTTTTGTTTAAGCTGTTAATACACTTTTATTGCGAGATTTTTTATCCAGCGCGTGACGAAAGTTGCCTCGTCATAATTTATCAGGCGATTTTTTGCCATTTTAATAAAAAACAAATGGGCGGTAACTCTCCCGTTGGCCTCTCGGCTGTTGGTGTCTGCCAACTCCGCCACCTACTGTTTCCCGGCAACCCGGACTGATCATGAAGCTTATAGCCTCGGAACTGTTGCTGCGCTATCAGAAGGGCTCTTATGTGCCGTAGCTATCGGACTCCAAATTTCGGCGATTATCGCTGGCTTCATCTTTTATCGGCCAGCTACGCTTCGTCCCCCAGCGGTACTTCATTTGTTTTTTAGTCTTTCAATATAATAATATTACCTCAAATTATTCCAATCCTAAGAATGTTTGATGTTTTTCAAGCATATCAGATAGCTCCTCATCTGTTATATCCTTTGGCTCTTTGCGTGTGAAATAATCATCGCCTACCGTGTTGTAAAACAGTTTACGGGTGTCCTCGACTAAATCCAAGTACATCTTACGCTTTTTCTCAAACCGCTCATTGACAGTGATCATTCTTTTTAGCAGATCAATATTCTTTTGGGAGATAGCATCAGAAAGCTCTTTATATTGTTCAAAAGATAGCGTTAGAGTTGCGCCGTCGGTAATTTGAATGTGAATAGAATCCAAAGCAGGCTGCCCGTTTAAATATTCAGCGTTAGTAATTTTCATGTTATTTACTTAAATATAAGCATTTTAGTGTTTATTTACGATAGCTTTTTTAATTAATTCTATAGTTTCTGCCGTTAAAAGCTGGCTCGGGGTGACCTGTATCAAATACCACCCGTTTGCAGTTAAAAGGTTAAGCTTAGCCATGTCCCGACTGATCCCCTTTCCTGAGCTGTGACCGCTTAAACCTTTTTTCCAGATCCCGCCCTGACATTCGACTGCAACCTTGACCGAGGGCAGGGCGTAGTCAAGTTTATAGCCTTTCTCTTGACTAAAACGATATTCCGGCCATACCTCTATCTTTAACTCAATTTCAAGCAGCCTGGTAAACTGATCACAGTGCTTTGCTTTGTTTGCTATGTTTAAATGATCGTTGGTATCATAAGTCCTTTTTAAGCCCTTAGAACGATTTTGTTTCTTTTTGGTACTATGTGCCGTCTGATCCTGTAATCGTTTAGCCTCGTTTGAATTTGGCGGGTAATAGGTGCCGTTATGCTCCTGCCATCCACGATCAATGCAGTCTTTTATTATTGCCTTTGCCTGGGCGGTCTTCATTTTACTTTTTTATACTGTTCAAGGCTTCGTCTACGCAGTCTCTTAGCTTCATAAGATCAACTCTGATGTGATCGGCAACTCCGTTTTTGGTATGCTCCAATATGTAAATTTTATTTTGCGCATATTCCAACGCCTTAGTCAACCTTTCGATGGTGGTGGATTGGGCGGAGGCATATACTTCCATACACTTAACCAGTGTAGCCCGTTGCCGTTCGGTAAAGTTTGCCCACGATGCAGGATATTGTTTCCAATAAAAGCTACTAAGGATTTCCTCCGCCGTACCTGTTACTGCCATCTGCTGTTTTTGCCATTGTACACCTGCTATGAAATAGTCTGTTAATAGCGTTTTGGCTAATGGGTTGCTTTTCTGAAACTCTTTTGCCGCTTCATCTACATCGGCTGTTACTAGTGGGGACTCGCGGTCAAGGTTGTAGGCCATATCCATTAGGTTCATTGTGCTGTTATAAAACTCCTTTACCGTAATGGGATAACGCTCTTTAGCTAATTCCTCAAATCGCTTGTATAACTCTTGTTTCTTTTCCATGTTAGGGGGTGGGGATTAAATCCAAACTTCGAGTAGGCAATTATCGTCATCTGCTGACCTGCCCAAGTTGACAAACGTCTCAGGTATACTTTTCCTTGCTTCTGATAAGGTATCTGTCACGCAAGATGGTTCATCTTCTGGAATAACTTGACCGTTTTTAATTTCAAATCCTCTCACAACAAATTTACCGGGATAGTCCGTCGGGCTTTTGTAAACAGCATATTGTTTCATATCATTTTTCCTTTAAGTGTTACTTTTTATTGGGTGGTTAAAATGGCAATTCGTGTATCCAATCATGGAGTACTGATTCTATTGGTTGTGTTTTCATATCCTTTTACTTTGCTGTTGGGGTTAATAATCTCTTGCGTTTAGGTTCATTGGCATTGCCGGGGAAACATATATCACGGCTTATAATTTCAGTATACCCACAATAGCCGGTTTCGTCTGACGCCGCCCTAAGATTATATGATTGCTTGCCTAATAATATTTTAGCAGGGTCAAATGAAGTCCCTGAATGAATAGCAACCCATCCCCAATCAGGCAACAAATACGCTATCTTCCACATGTAGTAATTCCGCTTTCGGCTTCTGAAATGAGGAACTTTAAGGATGTCTCCATTTCGGATTTCCCAACCGTTCTTGTCGTAATATGTATCGATTTTGTCTTTCATACTTCTTTCTCCATTTTAACCCACCCTAAACATTAAGCAACAAGTCGTTGCAATGGATGAGTTAGGGGTGAATTGTGATTTAACTCTGATACTTTCGAACCGCACTTAGGACAATACCAGTAATAAAACCACCTACCAAAGTCAGTATCTCTAATGCGTTTACACTCTGATAAATCGCCTGTCCAATCGCATTGAACTAATTGTGTAGTCGATGGGCATTTTGAAATTATATATCCCGTTTTTGTTGGTGTGTTCATTGGGTGGGGTTATTTTATGAATTGTTCGATGTCCACTTTGTTGATTTCAGTTATGCCACGCTTGATACCTTGTTGAAACAGATCGTCATCGGTAGTTTCAGGATGCTCTATATAGTCAGCTATTGCCGCTCCACATTCTATTTTCACCGCTTCAGCTACTTGCCGGGCGTATTCCTGCATGGCTTCAATAGTTAATGGCCTTTTACTGATAGCTTCTTCTTCGGTGTATTTTAATTTTGAAGCTATAATTTGTGCTGCTGTTTTCATGGTATTACTTTATAGGGTGATTTAATTTCTCACAATCAGAAGCCGCTATAAACATGAAGGGCTGTCCCTGGTCTATTGCCACGCACCTATCACCAAAATTATCTATCTGTTTGGTAACGATAAATCTTTGACCTCTGTAATCTGAGTACTTTTTACCGTTTGGAATGGTCGGATTTATTCGAATTTCAAGTACTTTCATATCTTTTTTGGTTTTATCCCTTGAGAGGGGGTTAATCTTCATCTTTTTCAGGGAAATCATCATTACCTGCAAATTCTTCGTCTTGAAGGTCTGCCGATACAAAACTGCTACACATTTCTGCAATATCCGCTTTGGTTACCTTATGATTTTTAGGATAGCCATAGTAATTTCGGTAGCAAGTTTTTAGCGTTTCGAAATCCTGATCTGTTTCAATTGTTATTTTCATTTTTCTCCCCCTTTTAATTATTGTTACCTATGCTACTACCTCTAAAGTTGCTGATTTGTGGATGTCGGAGATGTTGATTTTATCAATGATTTTATCGGGAACTTCTATGACAAATTCTATTTCAGGCAACCCAAGTCTTGCTTTAGGTCTATCTGATAAGTCATCAAATTCTTTTATAAATTCTTGCGCCACTTCTGGTAACGGTATGGGTTTCGTAATTAGATCAATTCCCATAGGATATAAATTCCATGCATGAGTTTCGCTATCCGGGAAAATATCCCTTACCGCTAAGGCTATTGCGCAATTTTTAAAAACATCTTTATCTCTTTTACACCACATCGCCTTGCGAATGATGTCTTTGGTTACTTTGATTTTAAGCTTCATAATTTTGGTCTGTTGTTACCTATTGAATAGGATGTGGTTAAACTGATTTTAATTATTCGGTATCAATAATGGTGCTATCAAGATATCTGTAAGCATTGTTTTCGTCTCTAAAATACATTTCTGACGGATCGTCTTGCTTTAACTCACACCAAGTCGAATGAAATAGAACGTGAGTTTTTTCGTCATTTACTTGGAACGACTTGCCACCTATATGGCACATATAATTTTTAGTTACTTTCATCATCTTTGGTGTTTTACTGTTTTATATTGATTGGGGGGTTAAATAGCTGAACGGGGTATCGCGCCCCGTCATGGATTGGCATTCTTACTGCGAGCTGTCGGCATTTCCAACACGTGGTGAGCGGTAGTAACTCCTTCCCGGCTTACGTAAAAGAGGTTTAACCGCTTAACTTGACCTTTTGCCTTTTACTTTTTTCCATGATTCTAAAGATTCAGCTATTTCTTAAGTTTAGTTTCTCTTAATACCCCGGCTGTATTTAAGCTATGCCTGGATTTTATAACTGAATAACTTTTACAGTCTCAGCATCTATTCTATCTTGCTCATCTGCCGCTAATTTTGCCATTAGGAAACCGGCACATGGCTTATCCGCACATTTATAGTCTTTCGTATGGCACATAAATTCGCCACCGTTCATAAGCTTATCGGCGGCATTATCGGCTGCAAGAAAGTAAAATAAGTTTCGTTCCTGCTCCCATTTACACGCGCACTCGCTGCACATCTTGCCGCAGTCAATACCTTTCTCTTTTGCAATCTTAGCGCCCTTTTTAGCTAAGTCGCTTAATGGCTTTGCGTAACTGACTATCATTTTATTGCCAATGATTAAAAATCAATTCTCCGTCACACTCTGAATAATTCACTTTTACTCTCGCTGCGACATGGTCAGGTGTTATATGCCCATCACTCTCAGAAACCTGCTCCAACTCAATTGTTGACGAAAGGCTGCTGTTGTTTTTGATAGCCTGCTTTGCATTTTCGATAATTCGCTCCATCATACTGATGCTGATTTGAATTTTCATTTCCGTTTGATTTTATATTCAAATGTACAATTAATTATTTATACAAACCAAATATTTTGTATAATTTTTTATTTATGCATTTAATAGTATATTTGTACATGGATTTCAAAGAATATCTACTTACACAAACCGACTTTTCATTAAAGGCTCTCGCTTTTCGTATGTGGCCGGATAACAAAACCGCCGATCATTATCTTAGCGTTAAACTTCATAACCTTAATAATCGCTCATTTACTGAAAAAGATGAGAAGCTCGCCCGAAAGGCTCTTGCCGAATTAGGAATTCATTTAACTAAGGTCGCCAAGCAAAAACCCTAATCCCCATTCTCCATAGTCCATTGAGCTTCAATTTTCATGTCCGGGGCAGCCTTTTACGGGGTCAAATCCATCACAATCGGCACTGGGAATAAGCTTCTCTCCGCGCGCTTGACGTTCCAATAATTCCTTTCTCGCCTTTCTGCCGTCCATCTCTACTAACTTACCTAACCGATAGTTTGATAATCTTAATAGCCCTTCAATACTTGCTGACATGTGTCTTTTCATGGCTTTAATTCACTATGCTCTACTATCCAGTTAGCTGTATCAACCTTCATTACTTCGTTCTCCAGTTTTAGCCGGGCGATCTCTGCTGATTGCTCCCTTGCTATTTGTTCGTAATTAGGTTGGTGTAAAGAATAAAGTGCTAATGCTGTTGAGCTTATTAGTACCCCGAAAATAAGCCCGAAGGCGAAATGTGTTTTCATGTCTTTAGTTTTTAAAGTAGTTCTATTTGAAAAGCTGATGAATTATAAAAACTGATTGAATAGCGAGCACCAATTTTTACCCGGAATAGTTGCCCGTTGTTATCAAAATAAATACTCCTTAATTTCCCGTTCCTCCTGATTCCATGTTTCGCTCTTATTTCGGGCGGTATCATGTATTTATCAAGCTTACCAATGCCACCAAACATCCTGTTCAACTCGGATAAGTCTGCGTATTCTTGGGTTTGCTTAAATTCCTCTGCGGCCTTGTTATGATCGTAAGAGGGATAAGTGAATTTACCACCCGCTAAATGATGGTTTAAAATCTCGGTAAGGTTCTCAGCAAATCTCATTTTAGATTGATTTTAATTTACTTATTGTAGTGTATAATCCTTAATATTTTCAAATGGCACTGAATACATCTCAACCCAGGCTGATACCTGTATTCCTATTTTCTCTGATCTGTAGAAGTCTGTTTCCTTCCATACTTCAAAGCTTAGGCGCAGGATCTTTATTGTTCTCTTTTCAAAAAGTCGCGCTTCTTTTATTCCTAAATAGCGGGAATGAGTTATTTCGATTTTGTGCATGATTAGAATAATTTAGTTTTTGCAAATACGCCCTGCCCATTATAAAATATCTTCTCTATAGTCTGTTTTTTATTGTTTGTTGCAGAAAGTGAAGACCGATGCCTAAATGCGTGAACTTCTTTAAATGGAGTTGAATATTCGCTTATATAAACCGGATATGGACAGTCGTTTGCCCATTCATAAAAACGCTCATGATCAAATCCTGATTCTTTATATTCTTTAGTTCCTTTGTATGGAATATCACAATATATAACAGGATCGTTACCTGTAATCACTACGTTTTCATAGGATTTATTCGTAATTTGCAGGTTTTGCAGGTTTTGCAGGCGAGATAGTGACTCTATATATTGTAGACTTTCAAGGTTCTGCAAATCAAAACGTGTGGTTAGTAGCTTTTCGATATGCTTACAAAATAATACACGTCTTTTTTGCATGTCCTTAACAGCCAAAAGCCCGGCCAAATCTATATTTAAAGCCTCCATAGCCTCTAAATCACCAAATACCACAAACTGGTGCGCCAACCTTTTCAATTCCTCAATATCTGCCCCGTAGATATATGAACACTGTTTATTCCCAAAACTCCAGCATGACATAACAAAACCGGAATACCAATCCGCATCCTGCCTGGAGCACTGCTTAAAGAACTCTTCTCGAGTTACCCATTCGTAAAACTTTTGCTCCAGGGTTTTATTGGTTTTCAGATATTCAACAAGGCTATATATGTGAGGGTTTAGTTCATTATAATGCACTGGAAACCGATAATCTTGAACCGCTGTGAAACTTATAGATCCGCCCCCACCAAACAAATCATAAAAGTCAGTTAGAGTAGGATGACGTGAGGTTATGAAATGTAATATTTCGGATGCAAGTTTCCTCTTACTGCCCATGTACGGTATACCTAAGCCCATGTTTCGATGCTCCTATATTCAATTTTACGCCCATCTTTTTCAGCGTTCTTAATGCCGTATTCCATACCCTTAGAAATTCCCATATCGGTGTACACAGCGGTTAAATCAGCATTAACACCCTAAACAAGACCTGCATCAATTCCTAATGCTCGCTCATGGTGTAATGTATCATCCAGTACGCCGGGCTGCGTGTAAAGCAAGTGACTTGCAAATGGCGCTTCGCCTCTTTCAAAACAATCACGCATACAGGCACGTGCATACTTCTCATTTCGTTCAACATCCCCGGCATACGGCGATTCAATAAGAACTTTCTTCATTTTTATGTCTGGTCTTTTAATCCTTTTTAACTAATAGAGGTTAATATTTTAGTCTTTCTGCTATTGCCTGGACTACAGGGATGCTTACACCGTTGCCACATAGCCTATAGCGTTGTAAATCGCTTATTTCTTTAATTTCACCGGCATAATTCCCGTACTTAGTCCAGTTGTCAGGTAAACCTTGTCCTCGTTCATATTCAAGTGGGGTTAAATCCCTGAATAAATCCTCTCCTAAAAAAACACACTGATTTAAGCTCGTTTGGAAGGTTTGCGCTATTTGTTTACCTACCCTGCCTCTACGCGTTTCACTGTAGGGAAATGATGTGTTTATGCTGTCTCCTATTTCTGCAATTTCATACCCCGAACTTGTTGCGGATTTAACTTTTATAATTGTATAATCACTGCCTAAGCGGCTTTTGGCTGACCGGGTGCCGAATGTACATGCAACTCCTTCTTTCGAATATTCGCCCTTCGTAGCATCGACTGATATTGCTTCTCCGATAGGAAATATTTGTCTGCTACCTGATCCTCTAAGATGTCCGACAAAGAATAACCGCTCTCTATTTTGGGGTAAAAACCAGCGTGTATTAAGAAGCTGCATTTCAATGTCGTATTGTGGCATACTTTCATTAAGGTAGGAGAGTACTTTAAAGCTTTCAACGATGTCAATGCCTTTGTTGACACTGAGCAACCCGGCCACGTTTTCAGCAACGAAATTCCGAGGTTTAAACTTGTCGATAATGTTAACTGCTTCGTAAAGTAAGCCGCTTCGTGTACCTGACTGTTGTCCTTTGCGTTTTCCAGCAATAGAATTATCCTGGCAAGGCCATCCGAAAGTAAAGAGGTCAAGGTCGGTGATGATTCCGCTTTGGCAAATAGTGTCAATTGATCCTGCATAGATTGAGTTTGGAAAATTGTATGAATAATTAGCTATTGCGTGTTTGTCTATCTCTGAGTAATAACATTTATCGAACTTCCATCCGGCCCGTTCAAAAGCAAGGTGAAAACCGCCATAACCTGAAAATCCGTCTAAGTAGTTCATATTGCTTTTAATAATCGTGATTCAATCCCTAAAACTGTTTTTAGCACCCTCACTTAATCCATATACCTCACAGCCTAAAACTGGTCGCTCAACTATTTTTATTAAGTTGTATCGGCTTAAAGCGTGAAACGTAGTTGATCTGAAAGGGAGTGTGTTATTATCTACATCATCCAGTCCGTAACTACCGTCATCCCAAACGAATAACTTTCCGCCTGCATTAAGAATTTCAAGTGTGTGAACTTGAGTTCCTGATAATTTTTTCATATTGCTTTACTTAATCTACTTTCTGAAAAACCTAATGCTTTAGCTTGTTCGGGTGATGTTTCGATGAAAATGTGGCATGCTCTACAAACCGGCAGCCATGTACTTTGATCTAACAAATACTCTCCGCGGCCTTTTTTATGGTGCACGTCCGTAGTTGGCGATCCTATGCACTTAATCCGCGCCTTGCAAACTGGGTTGTTCTTTTTGAAAAGCTTCGCCGCTATGTTGTAAACTGATAATCTTTGCTGCTGCCTGGTCGAAACCTTTTTTATTTCAGATGTCTGGTATTTAAAAACTTTAGCTTCTTTCCCGTCTTCTGATGCTGTTAATCCTTTATGATTATGTTCTCCTTTTGATCTTTCTATAGCTTCAGTAGTAGCTTGTTTCCTGGCGCAAGTGTGACAGGTCTTTGGCGAAGATTTCCAGAGCACCGATAGTTTTCCGCAGAAGGAACAAAGCTTTGGTTTAGCTTTCATGTCAGTTCAAAGTTTAAGCCATTAATAAAGTCTGTGCTCATATCAAAATGGTTGATCATCGTTCTTATCCCAATCCGATGAAGGTTTAAGGATAAAATTATTCGGCCTTTCGGCTATCTGAGTTGCTATAAAACCTAAGTCAAGGCTGGTAAACTTCACGTATTTACCAACGAACCTTAATCTTACTTTGCCAGTGTCTCCGTTCCTGTGTTTAGCTATAATAACCTCACCAACGCCAGCGGTCGGGTTGCCTTCCTCATCTTCGGTTAAACCGTAATATTCAGGTCGGTAAAGAAATAACACCATGTCGGCGTCCTGTTCTATAGACCCGGATTCCCTCAAATCTGATAACATTGGGCGTTTTGCTGCTCCGGTCCTATTTTCTACTGCCCGGCTCAATTGAGATAGGGCTATAACTGGCACGTCAAGTTCTTTAGCAACAGCCTTTAAGGCCCTGGATATAGTGCCGATTTCCTGTTCACGGTTTCCGTTGTTCTTGCCATCGGTTTTACCGTGCATCAACTGCAGGTAATCAACAACGATCATTTGTATGTCATGCTTAGCTTTAAGGCGGCGGCATTTAGCCCTGAACTCGAATATGGAAAGTCCTGGCGTGTCGTCCATGATCAATTTACATTGATCAATAATGACGGTTTTCTCGTGTAGCTTTTGCCATTCCCAATCTTCTAATTTCCCTCTTCGCATTCTGTCCTGTTCAATTTCAGCCTCACCGGAAAGTAAACGGTTTACTAACTGCTTTGAAGACATTTCAAGGGAGAAAACCGCTACGGGTTTATCAAAATCAATCGCTGCGTTTCTGGCGCACGAAAGAACAAAAGCCGTCTTTCCCATAGCTGGCCGAGCCGCAACAATCACCAGGTCTGACTTTTGCCATCCGCAGGTTATTTTATCCAAATCATAAAATCCTGAAGGCACACCGGTTAAAGCATCTTGTTTGTTTTTAAGCGCGTCAAGTTCCTTTAGTACTTCGTAAGCTATATCTCCTACTTTTCTAAAGTCCCTACGGGTATTGTTTTGACCCAAATCAAACAGCTTCTTTTCGGCTGAATCCAACAACTCTAAAACATCGGTTGTGTCCTCATAAGCGAAATTTATAATGTCGGTTGATACCCTTATTAACTCTCTTTGGATAAACTTTTGAAGAACTATTCGGGCATGAACTTCTATATTTGCGGCTGATACAACCCGATTTGTCAATTCTGTAATGTAGTATGCTCCGCCTATCATTTCCAGTTCACCTTGTTTGCGTAGTTGGTTGGTAACCGTCAGAATATCAATCGGTGAAGAATCATCAAATAATTTCTTTATTGCCGAAAATAATTTTTGATGCGAGTCTTTGTAAAAAACCTCGGGCTTAAGAATATCTATAACCTCCGACAAAGCATTTTGATCCAACATTAAGGCTCCAAGAACTACCTCTTCCATATCAATTGCCTGCGGAGGAAGTTTACCTAATCCGCTATACGGCGTAGGGTTGGATATTCTACCGCGACGTTCTGAAAAAGTCGGTTTGTTGTCTTGAGAATCGTTTTCGAGTATCATTTTTTGATTAGTTTGGCGTTGCTTTTGTTCCATTTTTTAGGTACCATCCCTGATCGCTTTTCTTTCCGTCTGTTACCAGGTAGTGGCCCTGTATCTTCCACTTATCGCGGGCTTCTTTCTTCTTTTCTACACTCAATGAGCTGTAAATTTTATCATCTGGCACATCGGGGATGCTTATATCGTCGGGTGGTTTACCGGTCTTTTGATATTGAATTTTCAATTCTTCATTCAGGCGTTGCTCCCAATTTTCTAAACACCAAGCGCCGTCTTCAAACTTTTCTTCCTGTTTACCTAAGAATTTGATGAAGTTGTGCTTAAACCCCGTCATTAGTTTCAACTTTCGGTAATTTTCGAATTGAACCTTAAAATTCTCTAGGCGGTCAGACCCGGCCAAAGCATGACAAAATTCGGTGAGAAGTTTATAGTTAGAGAAGTTGCTTATCTCGCTAAATCCGAAAAATTCTAAAACTGATTTAAAAAATTCCTCGCGTGTATAATCTCTTCTTTCTTTTACTTTACTTTCTTTTACTTTACTTTGTGTCGTATCTGTGACAGATTCAATACTTTTTTGCTCTTTCTGTGACAGATATCTAGCTTTTGCGTTGTTTCTCTTGTCGATAACAGATTTTAACCTATGTTTTAGACCCAGACTAAAAATTACTGTACCTTCACGTATAAACAAACCTATATGGCATGAATAAGCTATTATTTCCTGTAAATTATTAGGTTCTAAATCAAAGTCACCGGCTATGATTTCAGTGTTTATGTCGTTAAAATCATATTCGAAATTTGCCGAATCAGTAAGTAATTCAAGTATCATACAATAAGCCGAATAACCCTCATGCCTGAATTTTCTTCTTAGCGCCTTAACCTTAGGGTCGTTACGCATACAACTATCGTGTGAAAAATATTCAGCATTATTTTTTTCAGGCTTTGCCATATAACGGTTTGTTCAATAATTATAAAAAGGTGTTTTAATCAAAACCAACCCCTGAAGTTATCCTCGATAACAGGTCTTTCAGGAAGCATTTTAAATGCGGGATATCTTATAATTTTCTTAGCGCCCAAGCCTAACTCTTTAGCTAATAGCTGTAAAGAACTCTTATTAGACTGCAACTCAACAGCTAGTTCAACCATAGATAATCTGTGGTAATTCTCTTTAAAGAACTTAATCCGTTCGTCTGTTAATTTCATGTTAATTGGCCTTAAACAGCTATTTTATAGTCCGTATTGAGTTTTTTTATTCTCCTATTAATCGCCCAACGCATGTTCATTATTGAGTTTTTTGACCGGTAGCCAAAGACTAATTTTAGTTCTTTTATTGGGCGATCCCTTAATTCAAATAACTTAAGCCTTTCTTCCTGGGACCAAAAGCTATATCTTGCAAATTGGCCTAAAACCAGCGCCTGGTCATTAGTTTTTGCCGCCATAGCCTGGCAGTAATAACAATCCGGGCTTTTACACTCGTAGGTATAAGTGCCTTCACCCTGAAGTTCAACAGGTACAAGGCCGGGCTTTTCAATAGCTGGATATAAAACGATTCTTTCGCTCATTTAAGCGGGTTTTAAATAATTTTAATAGGGATGACCAATTTATGAATTTCACTCTGAATATTTGTTATAAAAATGAAAATTAATCTGAAAATTATTTTCCACCTATAGCCAGATGGTTCAGGTGCAGGTAAAGCAAATAAAGTCCGTAGCCAAAACACATACCTAGGATAACAACACCCAACAGAACTACGCTTAACAAAAGCGTCACAATCGCTTTATGAACCCATAATGGCCGGTTGTTAATGTCTAATCTCATGGCTTTAATTTTTGAATTGTTAAAAAATAGCCTTTCCGCTCGCCGTACTCGGCTATTCAAACCTAAACCTTAAACTATTTCACATGTATTGGCCTTTAACCAATTTCTTTATACTGTCACCAATTCTTTTGATGGCTTATAATAAGCCTGGAAACGAACAGTGTCTTTATATTCGGGTGATTTAATCAAAGCGTCTCCTGCGCCAGCTAATGACTCAGCTCCGGCCTCATCCAGCACCACACGGCTATCCGCTTCTTTTGGTACTCTGAAACAAATCTGAACAGGAAAGTTAACCTTTGCATCACCAGTTATCACTTTAACAGAGGCGCGTTGTGTTGCTGAAATAATCCTGAAACCGGTTGACCGGCCTTTCTGTAATAACACCCGCAGATTTTCCTCCAATGATTTCATTTCGCCGGTATTTTTGAGGCTCATCTTTGGATTTCCGTTCGCATAGCATCCGGTTTCAACCATTTCAAAGGTCTTTAACTCTGCGCCCTTCCTTGACATTGCTACTGCATCGGCGAACTCATCAAATACAATTAGCGTTTTTTGTTTTTTTCCTGATTTAACAAGGTTATTCATGTCTTCAACCAGATTAGCCATCTGAGTTTCGATTTCAAGTATCTCATTATAGACCTCGACGCCGCTGCCTTCGTATTCTGTAAATTCATATTTTGGGTCGAAAATAACTATCTTATCAACCCTGGCGTGTTTGGCGTACTCAATGGTAGATTTGATAGATACAGACTTTCCGCTACCGGTAGCGCCGCAAATAAGCACGTGAGGGGTAGAATGATTATCCAGGTCCCAAATGATTGTATTATCGTAGTTATCCTTACCAAGTGGGATTCTCATGCCCTGCAAAGCGGATGGGTCGAATATCAAATCCTTTTCACGCTTCTTAGCAAACTCGATGCTTACATAAGATTTGCCATTGTGAACTACCAGGTCGCTTGTGATACGCACCGCTGAAACGTCCAATGCATTTGCTATGTCCAGTTTGTGAGAGTGTACAGAAGTGATCTTTACGCCAGCAGACACTTCCAATAGGTAAGTATTACTTGAATAACCGTCAAATTTATACGCCACTTTAACAATTATGCCGAAGCTGCGTAATATATGCTCAATTTTTTGTTCTTGTGTCATGTCTTTATTGCTTAGGTCGTACTGAATAAATTCAGCAGCATTCTTTTGAAACTCTTTAATTACTTTCGGGTTGATCGCCGCTACCGAGGCGTCACGGATCTTCTTAAGCCGCTTTTGTATAAGTTCTTTTTTAGATGGCGCTATGTCGAACTCTTCAACCTCTGCCATCATTGTTTTTGCCCAGAACTCGTATATCTCTGACTTATCGATAAAGTTATCCGATTCGTTGATCAGGTAAACATAATCCGGGTTTTGAACCGCTTCCAGCATCCGCTTTAATGGCTCGTATAAAAGAGCTTCGTAAAGGCGGCGAACATCTTTATCGATCTTAATTTTGAAGTTGTTAAGCTGCGCTGATCCGTCTCGGTTAGTTGATATTTTATTCTCTACAAACCAAACCTCATCGATTTCATATCCGGTCTTTGCCTCGTAAAGATTAACGTAGGTGATTGCCTGAATGCCAATCGATAATTTAAGTTCTTCCTCATCAGAGAATTTAGTTTTCGATTTATGATCAATTATGGCCAGTTTCCCGTTATTTAACTGGACTACAAGGTCTATTTGCCCGTGACACGGCATAGGGATATCTACTCCGTTAATACTTAGCCATTCGTCGCAATAAACCTCTACGTCAACTATTTCTTTTATCTCGTCAATATAGGTCCCAATCTCACCACAGAAGTTATTCAAAAGAGCGGTAGCGTCCTTATACGCTTTCTGACGGCTATCTTCAACCGTTGGTGTGGTCTTTTGAAGTTTCCAATAGTTGGCCGGGAAATCTTCTATGTAACCAAAAGCAATCCTTTCCAAATCGGGCAACTCCAAAGTTGTTCCTGCTTTTTTATCGTTGAAATAAGCTTTTAAAGCTTCATGGTACGCGGTACCGGCCACCGATGAAGCCGAACTTTTGCCTTTGATATTGTAGATATACCGCATTTCAAAGGCTTTCTCATGCCTGGCAAACTGTGAGAGTTTTGAATAACTCCAGCTTGTTATCAGGAAGTTTGAAAGCAGGTTATCTACTTGGTCTGGTGTATAGGTCTTGTATATACTCATGGCAGTATGGTTGCTTGTTGACCGGCCTTTAGTTGATCTTTCTTGTTGCTAACTTTTAACGCGGTAAGCTCCTCCTCTTTTAATAAATACAGGTCGGTTAACTCCGGCGCGTCAGTGTCCAGATGAGGGCCAAGCGCTTTCAACTCTTCCAGTGATTTAGCCTCGGTGATAGACTTAGCCAGCGCATCCAAATCAATTGTGTTATCAACATAGCTGATATCTTCCGTCTCGGCATCATTAATGACGGCCTGATCAGATACGATAGCGCGCTGCATTTCTATTGAAAGAGGCGCATCTTTTGACAGGTTGAGTTTTGTAATGGTCTTTCTTGCCATACCGTCGAAATCATCTTTCCACAGACCATATCCTTTTTTATAGGTTTGGCTGTACTTCATACCGTGCTCCCTTAGTTCTTCGACGGTTTTATAAAGCGTCTTGCTAAAGCCATTCAAAAGCTCGAAGTAAGAAGCATACCCGATAATTGGAGTTTTTAGCCGGGCTTCCGGGTCTTCTATCCATTTGAATTTTATATCTCCGGTCAGGCGGTCGTATTTTTCAATCTCTCCCTGGCGCACATCTGTTTCATTTATTTTTCTGAATTGGCCAGTACGGAAAGCCAATTGCTTAAAGCCCTTAGCGCCTACCTGGAATTGAGCAACCACCTGCCATGTATCCGGCTGGCCGTTAGTTCCCTTAATTTTGTTGTTATAGGGTACGATCCATGCAAAGCCAAGATTATTATTTAAAGGAAGGTCCAGCGTTGCTGCAGTTGCCGCTGCCTGAAATACACTGTTAGGGTCGGCATTTGCCAGCATAGCGTTTTGTGAAACGATCTGCAAGACCGATGTAATAAATCCCTGCGCCCTCTTCCCTAAAAGTTCCGAGAACTTTTGCTGGACATTTTCCTGCGCGAACAGGGCTTTTGCTGTTAATTGTTGTTGTGCCATTTGAATTTAAGATTTGTGGTTTTAAGATTTTAATTGATAATGTTTTTACCGGCAAAAGCCAGTTGATATTCCGCATAGGCGCAATAAAGACAGCCTATTAAAACAATACTTGATATAGCAATAAGTGCATATAATATGCCCGTATTTAAACTAAGTTCGCTAATTTTCATCGCTTATGATTAAAGTATTCTGCTTATTATTAAACCAATTACCGCAAGTCCCATAACCCCGAGAATAGACCCTGTGGTTATTTTTTGCAGGCGGTGAAGCCTCTGTTTTTCTTTTCTCAGGATGGCATCGTACATGCCCTGTGCCTGGTCTTTTTGATATGCCATTTTAAGTTTTACGTGGTTGTAGATTGCCATTTCCCTTTCAGAGATCAATACTTCTTCTTTTTTGTGAGCCACTTTTAAAGTCTGTTTAAACGTGTTCTGTAGTTTCGGGGCCGCGTTCATGCTTTCGCTCCTTTCTTCTCCAGATAGTCACGGATTAAATTATTCAAGTCAATGGAATCCATTTCCATCAAACACGTTTCGGCGTCCTGGTCGATAAGTTCGTTGGTTATCTCGCCGTTGCTTACTGAAAGACGTTCCCATTTATTTAGCTCATTAGCGACCATATAACCCACTAAATCGTCTTTGGATATCTGAATATCCATCCAGTCCGGGTTGCCTTCGTCAAGCTTGTATTCGTGGCAGTAAGACACGTGAAACTCTTTACCGATCAGTTCGGCGTCGTCAACGTACAGCGCTCGGGTGTTAGTGAATAATTCCTTAAAGAATTTATCCATCGCATCATTCATGTTTGCGCCAATCACGTTTGGTTTTCTGGTTTTAATTTGCGTATTTTGCATCACATTGAAATTTAAGATTTAAGGATTGCCAGTTTGCCGACTGGCTTTTCTGTTTTATGATCTTTGTAGTTTTAGTAAGGTCTTGTTGATCTTTGGTTTAACCGACCGCAATTCCATAAACTTAATAAGGTCCGGTTTCCAAAATCTCAAATCTTTGCCGTCCTGGAAATAACCGATGTCGTGTTTGCGCATCATTAGCCACTGTCTTGAAAAACCAGTGAATTGCATCACCTCGGCAACCGACATCCATTTGTTATCCTTTGCTTCTTTGAGTTCTTCTACAGTGTCTAAAAACAACTTGCGCAGAAGATTTAAAGATTCCTGTTGAGCTTTATAAGCTTCGCTCTCTATAGTGTAAACTTCCATTTCAGTTGAGTATTAATTCGTTTTCAATTATACCGGCCAGTTCAAAGCGGTGAATGTTTAACCGCCTTGTCATGCCTTCCTTCTCCATCTCCGACTTTCTGATATCTTCCATTAGAAACTCGTTGTCTTTGCGCAGGCGGGCGTTCTTTTTAAGTTCAGCCTCATATAAGGCTTTATAGTCAGGCCGCATCCTGAATCCTCCACACCCTTGATTTTGTTTTTGGACATTCGGGGTCAGCCGATATGTGAAAGCGTTTCTTAGTCAGCTTGTGAAAATATCCCGATACTGAGTTTGCTACTACAGACCTCAAAGAATTCTCGAATGAAAAGCTTTCTTCAAAGTTTAACTTGTCTAGCGGTTTTCTCCACTTGTTCTTTTCCTTTACTGGTGCCGGAATGTTGTTTTCGATAGTTACTTCCATATTAAATGATCCCCTTTTGTGTGGCCCAAATAGCCATTTCTATTTTGTTGTTTAAACCTGTTTTTAATCTGATGTTCTGAAAGTGCTTTTTAACCGTTTCGACCGAAAGGAAAAGCTTATCAGCAATGAGCTTATCCGGCAGCATTACAAGGCGGAACACCGACGTTTCGCATTTACTTAATACTACCGATCCTATTTTTATCGTGCAGCAAACCAATCCTTCATAAGGGCAATTCCCGCGCAATGAACAAGGCACATACTCCGGTTCTGAAATATTCCCTTCGCTGTCAATGTCGGCCTCGGTATTTAAAGCACCGTATCGGCACATGATATACTTCTTTAACTTTTCTACCTCATCACTCCCCACCATTGACTCGACGCCTTTTTCAATTTCGGGGCGGGACTTCATATCATGGTAAACAATAGCTTTTATGGCTGAAGGGGTATCGTTAAATGAATAAGTAACACCTGCATGATTACAGGCCGGCTGTAACTCGTTGTTGATTACCGCAGTAAAAAACTCCGTGTTATTTTCGATTAAGCCACCTGGTATTCTGTTCTGCATTTTACTACTTATTAGGTATTGGACTGTTTGTTGTTTATATGCTATATTTGTTTGTTAGATAATTAGCATATACAAATATATATAGAATTTTCTATTAATCAATAGAAACGTAAAGATTTTTCGATAAAATCCCCTAAGTGACTGAAAATCAAAGATTAAAAATTATTAGAAATAGTTTAGGCAAGACTCAAACCGAATTCGGAAAGGTTTTCGGCCTGAAACAGGGGAGCTATGCAGACATAGAACGAGGCAAGGTTCGGGTATCAGGTGACATAAAAATCGCTCTTGAAAAAGAATTTTCTATAAATATAGAATGGCTCGAAACCGGCGAGGGTGATATGGTTATGACGGGGAAGCTTGGTGAACGGAACGCCAAGTATGGCAAATCTGAGGATAACACCATACTAATAGGCCGCGTACCCGCCCCGGGCGAAGAAACGCAGATGGTCCCGCTTGGAAATAATCAATTCGGCTTAACTGTTCCCTTAATACCCATAAGAGCATACGCCGGATATATGGATAATTTCGGCGATCCTGAATATTTAGAAACCCTCGATAAACATACTGTGTCTGTTATAGGAAATTTTGCCGGAAGATATTTCGCCTTTGTAGTGAAGGGAGACAGTATGGAAAACTGGTCGTCGGAAGAAATGGCCCGGAAATCTATCCCCGAGGGAACTATAGTGACGTGCCGGGAAATACAGCGCCACCACTGGATGAATAAGTTACACCTGCACCGCTTTCAAAACTATGTCATAGTTACCGACGACGGTATTATTACTAAGGAAATCACCGAACACAATACAATTGAGGGTTATATTATCTGCCATTCACTGAATCCTAAATATAAGGACCGCAAAATAATGCTCGACGATTGTAAGCAAATATTGAACGTAGTAACAAAAACAATTCCTGAATAACTTAAACACTTATCACAATGGGCGCACCTGAATTAATAATC